AAATATTGTATATCAAATAATATTTCGTCCCAGTATAGCCTCTCATACCTGTCAGAATCCATTAGCAGACGGGTGGCAAAGAAATATCTCAGGAGGTAGGTTGTTTGCTGGCCGAACCTTCTAAAAAATTATCTGCAACGGCCATATGTATTGCATTGTATTCCTGCACCAGTCTGTTGTATACTGCAGGTGGCAGGGCGGCCACTCGCTCTTCATTCATTGATATTTCGCTAACACCATCTTCCTTGAATTCAGTAGTTGACATGTTGAACCTCTTTACCCATATCTTTGGCCAGTCAGGGACAGATACTCCACTAGGAAAATATTTTGTAAATTCCTGTTGTATCTGAAGGTCCGTATGACCTGTTAGCTGTTTCATTCTGAAAACCCGCGGCTTGCCTTCGTCACTTAGGACAAATTTGATATCTTTAGGCATGTTTCAAACTGTCCCTCTCTTCTTGCAGATGGCAACCACCGCAGACGGCCTGACCGCAATGTCTACACCTAAATTCGGCAGATTTTTCATTGCATACCCGACAAGACATGCAAAAAGGATTGGAGAAATAGAATAAAAGAGAGAAGATAGGACGCTAGGCGATGGAGATCGATGTTGGTGTCCAGTCGAATCTTTTACCTGACATGCCAGTTACAGGGCTTTTGACGTTTAGCGAATTCATGACGCAATTGGTGAATGTGAAGGTCCTTGCGCTAATTAACAATACTATATTTATCAAAGTGGCCGCTCTGGCCGCAGAGTAATCAGCAGAGTCGGATCCCTGAGTTGGCTGGATATAGTAGACGGACCACGTGCGATTGGCCACTTTTATTGTGTTTATCTCCCATCTGGCATCAGAGTTGTTATAGGTAGGCATGGCCAGAAGGTTGTAATCCACAGTGAAGCCACACTCCCACCAGTCGGTTACGCTGACTCCACCGCGCTGCACTGTCACGTCACTGTAACTTATCACGGTCGCCGAAGCAGTGTTGTAACTGGGATTTGTCAGAGCAGTATAGAGGATATTGATGGCCCATACTGTAAGGTCCAGGGTAGCAGGCCCGTAGCTGGCTGAAGTTCCTGAGAAGTTTCTGGCCGCAAAAGTGGCCGTCTTTATCTTGCATCCCACAAGCCTGCAGATAATCGTCCCATCATTGGCCTTTAGGATAATCTGAAAAGTAGTGGGTTGAGTAGAGGTGGCCATATAGTTATACACAAAGTCTCGGCCGTCTAAATCATCAAGTTCGAGCCTTAAGGTGGCCGAAGGTGTGGCAATACCATATTTGAGTGCGGCAGGATCAACATCGCCTGTTTTCTGAGTCATTACCGGCGTAGGATTGTAGAGATATTCTTTGTCGATTAACTGGCCTAAAACCTTGTGAACATTAGGATTTGAAGTAGGATCTTGGCCTTCCGCTGGCTCTGAGATGTAATAGACTACAACTTCACGGCCTGTATAATAAACCATAAAGGGCAAGCGGTTGCGGAAAAAACTAAAGAATTAGTTTAAGAGTTATACATCTCCACTAGCAGAGTAATTTCCAGACCGTCTACCACTGTATGGTTGCCTAGGCTTCCAGGTGGCAGCATATTTGTTATTTCTTCTCTGTTATGCTTGACCAATCCGACAGTATCATTAGGATCCGAAGGATTTGTCAATTTCTGATTTGATTCCAGCGTATCCAAAACAACCTTGTGGATTGCAAGTAGCTTGATAGATACCGCCTCCGGATCGTCGCCTGAAACCATCAAAAACAACTTGAATCTGATGTAATTATACCATGTTGCTGGCCCCATGATATCTTTCTTTTTCAAAGGCTGGCCAGGCACCACGCCAAGCCATGGGAATGTCTTTGGGACACCGTTTCCACGGGGAATGGCCTTATCAATTCTGTTAATCAGGGTTGGAGAAGATGGCCCTTTCAATCCCTGCTTTCCCCCATCCCAGAGGGCAGAATTTGACTGGATGATGGCTATTATTCTATCTCGTATTGCATTCAGATCGATGTTTGAGACTGTCATTTTAGGCGCCCTGCTTTATTCTTGAAAATATCTGTCTACCCAATGACTCCAAAGGCGATCTTGCCGCATCTATCGTAGCATCTACAAAGTGTGCCCCACGGGAACCAGGATGGTAGATCTGCCTTCGGAAAATAACCTGACTTCCAACTTGGAACCTGAGTGCTTTGCCTCTTTTGGCTCTTATGACATGAGTGTCAGATCCTTGGTCGACAAACTGGCCATATCCGGAATTGGTTCTTATCTCTGCCGTCAGGTCATTTCTAAAAGACAGTGTAGAGCTGGCCAGCATTCGGCCACTTTTAACAGGCATGAAAACCCTAAAGAGGCCGAATACTACATCACCGCCCTTTGAAACCCATTCCCTTGTCGCTTGTGGAATAAAGTTTTTGAGGAATTGCATTTTGATGTTGGAATTTGTGGAATCTACTTCGATCCTGATTGACATGATTTATCTCTACCACTCAAATATACCGAAAAAGAACTTCCAAAAATTCCAAGGTTTGGGAGGTGAAGCTCGGACAGGATAAGCAATTAATGCCATATTCTTTAGGCTTTCCTGAAGTGACTGATTGCTATCCTGTAGATCAGTTCCTTGCAGTGGCCAGGCCAGAGCGCCATAATATCCCTGCTTTAATGCTAGGTTTACAATTGTTTTGGCCACAAACGGCCCCTGAATTTTTAGAGCTATATTCTGGCCACTTACAACAGGATATCCACATTCGCCAATAATACAGGGTTTGCCATCAAAATCCTCTCTGTAATATTGAGGAAGGTCGGCTCCATAGTTGTTGTAAAAGTGAAAGTCAGAAAAGTCTGTAAGGTAGGAATACTTAATTGCATTTTCTCTTCGCATCCATCCGACCGAAAACGGTCTTTGAACCCGAATTGATCTGATTGTGTCTGCACAGAATTTAATGTATCTAACGATATCCATCTCTGAACAATGGCCATTTTCAAACAAGCCTTCTGGCTCATTCAGTAAGTCAAAGCCGTATAGGGCCGGATGGTTCATTACCCTCGCATACAACGTTTTCAAAACTCTTGTGCAAAAGTCAGTAGGATCGGCCACTATGCCCTTCAGTATCGAAGTCATTGTATTGTATAGTATATCATAACTGGTGGTTCTGGCAGGATTGTTCTTGAACTGATCAGGTAGATTGTAATGACTGTCCCACGAATTTAGCAGACAGAAATAGATCTTCAATCCTCTCTCTTGAGCGAGATCAAGTATCTCTTCAACCACATCGAGCATTTGTGTATCAATCCCTCCAATCCTGCCATTTTGCAGAAAAACTATGCCTTCCAGGTGTTCAAAAAGCCAGATTCTTACTACATCCATGCCCTTGAACTGATCGAGTGTCTTTGCTAGGATGATAGGATCCTCCAAAGCAAGTGGCAGGGGTGGATTCGGGTCAGGCTTGGAAAAATCAAAATCTATGGGGTCAGAATACGGCCACTTCCACAACTGTTGTCCGGAGAATTGATTGTATGACAGATCCGTTCCGTATCTATCTTGTAACCAAGGCTGATTGAATCCTACAGAGAACTTGACCATGTAAAATCGGGCAAAATGGAGAATAAAAGAGAGGGCCTATTTGTTGGGGTCGTATATGATGATGTAGCCAGGTTCAGTGTATCTTACCATTGATAGGCCAGTAGGATCTGTTATCTCAGCCCTGATCTTGTAGTCTGTCACAGTATCAAATACTGTGGCGTCTGCCGGCTGGAATTGAATTCCTCCGTTTGTAGGATCTACAACACTACATACAATGGTTTTATTGCTTCCCACACCTCGCATGTCAATCAGGATAAGGGTAACATTGGTATTTGTCAGATCCTCCGGGTCGCCTGCTGTATTTTTGAGAACTGTAAGCGGTTGAATAAAGCCAAAAGCTCCTTTGGCAAATTTCATTTCTTTTATTCGTCAGCCTCCATCGTGGGGGAATTATTCAGAGTATAGAGGATTTTATTTGGCAGCGTCAACAATTGAGTGATATACCACTGAATATTCCGAATTGTCCATATTCTACGAAATCCAAAGTATGGCATTATCTCTCTCACCGATTAGATCTTCTCAAAGTAATAGTCAAAGTTTTTGTATCCGCCTGCTCCCTGAGCCGTCTGCTGAATTGATACTTCTATGCCATATGGTATGAACATTGAAGGGAAGGGCAGCATTGGATTTGCCTGAGCTCCCGAATAGGTAGCCTGCCAGTGCTGGATCTTGTTTCCACCACTTTTGATTTGAATTTTGTATGTAACGATAACAGTATCGCCAGAAACCATGTTTGACAAGTCAAGAAAGCCACACACCCATTTTGTAAGCAAAATATTGACAAGATCCTGAACTGTTCCATCGGCCAGTTTTGTGCCCTGAGCTAAAGTCGCCATGACGGCAAAAGTAAAGAAAAAGGTAAAAAGAAATGGTTGGTTAGGAACTAGTTTTCTATTGTTTGTGCCTCTTCTGATTCGGCCACTTTTGGTTTAGCCGATTGCTTGTCATCTTTTTTCTTCTCCTTATCCTTCTCTGACTCTTTTGGTTTCTCTGCAAAAACTGCTCTCTTTTCTTCCTGAAGATCTTTTGTGAGCATGACTGCTCCACTATCTCTAAGGGCAGCATTGAGGACATTATCGATATATGCTTCCACACAGGTATATCGTGGATTTCCACCTGCCTTTCTTGTTATCGCATTTTCTAGGGCAGCTCCCTTGCATAGCGAATTGAACAACAGGCTCGATTCTGTCACATTAATTATATTCAGTTTGACACCTTCTCTCTCAGGAAGCCATTTCTTATCAGAACCCACGACCTCTGCGTCCAACTCTTTCTTTGAAAGTTTCATTGTTTGGCCGTTTTGTAGAGTTACCCTTCCCTCATCATATACCGAGTTGACACCGATACTTCCCATCACTGCGGCCTTTGTCAGTTCGTCAAAAGCCCACTCCCTACCATCTTTTGGTTGTTGGCCGGTTTGCCTACCTACAGAGGCCAGAATATCAGCTAGCTGAGCCCTTTGCTTTTCCGTTTGAAAATACCTTATCTGTTGCATGGTGAAAAGTGAGAAAGAAGGAATAAAAGAGTGGCAGAAGGGATTTCACACTAGTTTTTAGATATCAGCCTGCGCAGTTCTTCATTTTCATTTTCTAGTTTCTGCACCTTCTCATTGAGTTGGAGTATTGCTCTAGTGTTGTATGGCACCAGGAATTGATAATCAATTGCCCAGTTGTTATCCAGATTGTCTGGCTTGATTACCAAATGCTTCCACTCTGGTAGCTGGTAGAGTTGCTGAGCCACCATTCCAAGCCATATAGTTGAGCTTCTGTCTCTGTAGTGTGTGGCCGCATCTGTCCATCTGAAATCTACCAGTGGTAAGGTGTGGAGCATAGACAGAGCATCAATCTTAGTGGACCCGAAGACCTGTTTGAGTTTGGCATCTGATGCTGTAACATTGATCGAAGAGTTGCCAATATACATGGTAGTTGATGCAGAACCCTGAGATGCTGTAGATATCTGGTTGTTTGTCGAATTTGCTCCAATCTCTATTGCACCGCCAAAGTAACTGACACCAGAATTTACCCAGATTGTCCTTGAATTGGTCAGAGTCACAGAACCTCCTGCCTGCGGCGGACCGTCAAAGTATGCACTGCTTGAATTGGTAACTGTCACTGCGCTGCTATCTGTGATTGTAGGCTTGTTGAAGTAATGCTGTACCCCTTGTAGTGCTGTTACGGTTGTTGTTCCTGTCAGTGTTATGGTCGTAGCAAAGTCTTTTATCATGTTGTATGTCAAACCTGCAGCTGAGGCTAGCGTAGGGTTGGGACCATTCCATATCAATATACTGGCAACACTTGCCTGTCCTGTTCCTGCTAGCTGTATTGTAAGGTTCGACCCTCTGTTAGTTCCGTTAACCCAAGTTTCTGTAGCAGATGAGTAGATAGACACTGCATCCTGAAATCCACCGCCATCGTAACCCTGCCATTTTATTCTGCCAATAGTTTCGGTATTTTGAATAGATGTAGGAGACGCTTTTGTCCCATCAGCTCTTCTAAGTAACCAGTTTGTTATACCCCCATAACCATGTGTCATAAAGATACCTCTCTCAGCTGTCAGTGCATCGTCATTGATTGAAAGCACAGCATTTGTATCTGTCACAGTAATAGTCTGAGCTGCTGTGAACGTCTGTGCAATATTAACGCCTGCTATCTGATAGGTAGAGTCTTGGAAAGTAAATGTTCTCTGTGCAGTCAGACCAGAATCAGATAACTTGCCCCTCAGATTACCAGAAGCGCCAAATTGGAATGTTCCATCACCATTAAACTGCGCTGTAGCGGCTACACTGGTGGTTCCACCAGCTGTGGTAACTATTGCCACTGTAGCACTATGATCAGTTCCGCTCCAATTGTTCAGTGCATTGAATTGAATATATGCCCCATCTGCAAAGGTGGTGCCATCATAACCTCTACCGGTTAACCTGCCAAGTCCCTGATTGGTAGTTGTAGCGGTTGGAGCAGCCAAAGTTCCATTGGCGCTTCTCAAAGAGATACCGGTAAAATTACCATATCCTGTAATCAGAACGACGTTTCTAAAAGTGGTCATGGCATCGGCATTTACGTTAAGAATACCAGTTGTATCCGTCATTGTCATTGTTTGGACGGCCGTAAATGTTTGAGTGGCAGCAAGACCGGCCAATTTAGTTGTGGTGTCTGGGAATGTGAATGTCCTTTGAGCAGTAAGACCGCTATCATTCATTAACAGATTTCTATTGCTGCTTCCAAACTCGAAACTACCATCTTGCTTGAATTTTGCAACAGTGTTTTGTGTTGTAGTAGCATTTGCTACAGTGACAAATTCGATATCTGAACCATGAGCTATAGCACTCCAATTCTCTGTTGCGATCATATTAATTTGTGGGCCAGAGCTAAATGTCGAGCCATCATACCCTTGAGTTACGAATATTCCTATTGTCTGACCACTTGTTATTGGCGTAGGTGCTGCCTTCGTGCCATTTGCACGTCTTATGTTCAAAAATCCAGGATTTGCATACACATCTAATCTGATACCGGCGTTTGCTGTGGTCTGATCGTTTATGATCACAAGTGGATTTAAAACATTAGTTACGCTGATTGTTACCACTCCTGTAAAAGTTGGTGTGCCTGCGATATTATTGGTGCCATAGTTAATGGCTGCAGTTCCAAATTTACCTCCGCTAAAATCTATACCATAAGTATAGTTTGTTGTTGAATTGTTGAAATTAATAGCAGTTGGAGTGGTTGAAGATGCAGGTTCACCGAATGTAATACCTGCCGACTGCATATCTCTGATATTGATACCAGTCCCGATCAGACTAGTGGTTCCAGATGTCATCCATCCACTCGCCGCTCCACCAATCTGAATTGCAGTGGTGAAACTGTTCAGGCTTGCGCCTCCCACAATACCGGATTTACCACCTATGAATAATCCGATATCTACAGGGAACGTTCCTGTAGTGGTATCTGCATTTGTATGCTCTGTGGCCTTGCCGGCGCCTGTGCCTTTGTTACTTACGATGGCCATTCCTGTGGCTGCAATCTTGGATGGAGAACCATTGTAGTAGTTGTTGATGGCTATTGTAGCGCCAGTCATTAGGCTCATTTGTGTGCCCACTGATGTGTTGACTGTATAGTCAGTCATCCAAATGTCACCAATCGAGCTGTTGGTCGCAGTAATCCATCCCATATATCCTCCAAATTCATTGTTTGCTTGTGCCGAACCTTGAATCAGAATATTTGATGTGAATGCCTGGACGGTTCCTACTGCTGGTGATACTTGGTTTGTTCCGTAGGTAATTTTAGACTGGATTCCCAATAGCGCTAGGTCGAATGGATTTGTCGGGTCTGTTGCTGTATATGTTTGGATAACTGCTAGAGGAGCATAGTCAGGAGCAGTCGCACCGGCCGAATTGAGAGTATATGCTATACGTAATGCTTCAGAACCAACTATATTGTTATTTGTAATCGTGATTGTCTGGTTTGTTGTAAAGTTGTTTGCGAAATTCTGTCCTGCTACGATCGCCGTAGCGTCTGGGAAGGTGAAGGTTCTCTGTGCAGTGAGGTTATTTGAAGAAAAGGTAAGTCTGCTTGTCGGACCTATCTTTATCGTCTGATCCTGATCTATGACAAGTGCTGTTGCAATGCTCTGAGAGCCGTTAGGGGTGACCTGGAAGGTGAATTTGGAGCCTCCGTTTGTTGTATTAACAAAGTTCTCAGTAGCAATTACCTGAATAGTTGCAGTGTTATAGAATGTCGATCCGTCATAACCCCAAGCTCTATTTTGTGCTATTATCTGACCACTTGTTATTGGCGTAGGTGCTGACAGAGTCCCATTGGCTCGCCGTGTGTCCACACTGACTACGTTTGCATAACCTGTCAGTGTCGTATTTCTGCCACTCGTCATTGCATCGACGTTGATCGTTAATGGATTGGCATCTGTAACTGTGATTGTCTGGCTCTGAGTGAATGTATTGGCTACTGCTAGCCCTGCAAGCTTTGTTGTAGCGTCTGGGAAAGTAAATGTCCTTGCGGCCGTAAGACCGGAACCTGAGAGTATACCATTTGTGTTAAAAGTTACTACACCATTAAAATCTACTTGGAATCTAGGAGCAACTGCACCAAATTGCAAAAATGCGTCTCCTGCATTTGTGCCCAAAGCTGTAATATCCATATAGAAACCTCTGTGGAACAAAGCCCCTGCGCCACTGACAGCAACATATACTGCAGAAGTTACATTCGAAGTGCCATCTGCTACTATATGGAGGCCATATTTTGATGTGCTTGTTCCTACTCCGGCCTGATCAGTTCCGAAGTTTGTGATTGTCAGCTCTTCAGCATACGCCAATCCGTCTGTTCCGGATGCTACGTTTGCTTCGTGATATGCACCCCAAATCCTACCAGTGGTTATGGTGCCGGAAGTGTAGGCTTTTGTGGAAAGTGCGGAAGCATCCCTAGTTATGCTACCTGGAACACTTGGATCTGCAGTCACTATTCTAGTGCCAAATGCTGCCTTTGTGTAAGATACCAGGGAGTTTGTCACAGGGATATTGCTCTCTATCATGAGGACGCGTTGGTTTGCACTACCGGCCACCAGAGAGCCTACAAGCGATAGGTCATTGCCAATCCTGAAGAAAGACTGAGCCCATATCTGAGTATCTGATAATGTGACTGAATAACTAAGTGTATTTTGCTGTGGAAGATTCACCCCTGTTCCATCGATAGTAAAGATGGAAGTGCTGCCAAGTTGTAGATTTACCAGCTGATTGGACGGGGCGCTGAGATTCAGGCTTGTCCCTGTATAGGCTTGAACTGTATTTCTGAATGTGGCCACACCGTTAACATCTAGTGAAGTTGTCGGGGAGCTTGTCCCAATTCCTAATCTATGATTTACAGAGTCCCAGTAGAGATTGGCATTATCCTGATTAAATATGCCATTAGAATCAACGAAGAGAACGGATCCGCTAGCATAGTTGAATACACTTGAAAGTGATTTAGGATCTATTCCAAAATCAAGCATTTGAATTCAGAGCAAAAGACAAAACGAAAGAAAAAAGGAAGTTGTTTGTTTAGGAAGTCTTGGCTGGAGGTGTGGTGGCCGATCCTGCACTCGAAGTCAGTGCCGCCGATATGGCCTTGGTCTTGAAGGCTCCAATGGCTGCAAAGATTGGCGCTATATCAAGCCCGAATTGGTCTGTATATTTTATGGCCAGAGCCTTTCCCTGCTCCATCAGCTGGTCGAATTCTTCCTGCGTAGTTTTGCCGTCTGCATTGGCCTGAATTGCACCTGTAATGAAACCTACAAGATCCTGTATTACCTGCTCACGGAAGTTCTTGTCCTCTATATGCTGGATAATCTCCTTTCCCTGCTCGCTTCTGACTTTGTTGAGGAATGTTGTGGTGGCTGCCAGAATAGCTGCTATAAAGCCAGCTATTACCGTTGAGTCTATGCCAAATATTTCTGACATAGTGGCCAGTTTGATGGCAAATGCTAAAGGAATTGATTGGTAGATTATCGGCTGACCTACTCTTTTATTCCCTTCAAGACAACAAAAAACGCCTGTGTGGTAGCGCCCCCGCCTTGTTCACCACACAATTATTTTTTCATTAGTGAGATAGTTTGAGTGTGATCAGAATCATAGTGCTGATAACTGTAGATGCAATGGCCAGAATAAAGCCCATCACGGCCACTCTATTATCATGCTTTTCCTGCTTTTTGTCCTCATAGTCGGCTAATATGGGAGAAACTACTTGCTTTAGATTCTGAAATTCCTTTGCTGTGTCTGAAAAATTATTTTCTATTCTTTCGATACTGCTCATTATGGCCCCGACAACGTTTTGGAATTCTCCACGGGTTATATGTTCAGGGCCAGAGCCATTTCTTCCATTATTTATGGCATCGGCCACTTCCTAGATTACCTCCGCCATTCCAAATCTGGCCCTAACCTGGACTATTCTAGCTTTGACTGTTTTGCCCTTATATAGCTGGTTAAAATCTGCATCCTTGACAAAAATAACAAATCGCTCAACGTGAGTCACACCATCGCCGTGTTTTGAGATATCTTCAATGACAAGATCTAGCGTCTGTCCCACGTAAACTGGTTTGTTAGAACCAAAGCCTATGGCCATGCTGGCAGTTCGCATAAAAAGGGAAAAAAGAACTTGTCGACTATTACACTTGATTGTTGACGTTGCCACTTGTAACATACATCAGAGCCGGTTCAGCAATAGTGGCATTCTGTCTCTTCTTGGCTTCGATATACGCCTGCACGAGCTTGTCAGATATACCCATGAAGTAGGCCGCCCTTTCATGGTCCTGTTTTTCTATCCTCTTGGCCTTTACCCTATAGTTGCTTGCAGATTTTAGTTCTGCGGGCGCAGGGTCGGCTATTGGGGTGGTGACATAGGGTGCTAGAAAGATATAGATCTCTTGGTCTGCCTCTAACCCCTGATTTATCAGTTCATTTTCCTGTATTTCGTCAAATGGATCGATATCAAAAAACTGCATGAGTTCTTCGAGATTATATAATGCCATATCTGTTAAGAAAAATGAAAATAAAAAGGAAAAAGAAGTAGCTCTCAGAGTCTAGTTTAGTTTAGTTTAGAGCCCCGTTATCTTAAAGCCGGATTTTGTGAATCCTGCCTGCTGGTCAAATCTCATCGATGTGGATGCTCCCACCAGGCCCTTCAGCGTATCGTTCCAGTCCTCAAACTCCAAGTCCTGGCGAAGGCCGATGATAAAGTTCTTTTGGCTATTGAACACAAGTGCTGTGCCCTGTGTGGCCCATGGAGTCACGAACAGATTCTTAACACCAATCAGAGCTGCAATTCCTGGTCTGCTGATATTGTCGCCTGCTCTATCCAAATACTGTGCTGACAGTAGCGGGATAGGTCCAGCAGTTCCCCACTGCTCTACTTTTGTGTTATAGGCATCTGTCGGGTTCATGATTATGGTGTCTGGCATGTATCTGTTGGTTGGGATCTTGCTCTCTACTACGTTTATGAACGCCTGCAGTCTGGTCCCTGACGAGCCTTTCAGGTTGTTGAGAGTATCAGTTTGTGCACCAGTCAGAGCGGCGGCGTGTTTTGTAAATTGGAACTGACCCACGTTCCAATACCATGCTTCGCCCAGTTGTTTCAGATGGACTTCCAACGCTCTGAAGTTATTGTCCTTTATCCAATTGCGCTTCACCTGTGCGGCCACTGCATAATAGCCGTTATCGTCTGAGCAATCAAACGATATTGCAGTTACTTGACCACCTTCTATCTTTTTGTTTCCACCATCAGTGAATTTCAGGTCAGCAAATGAAGGCATGAGGTCAGAGCTGCTCGACGCTGGAAGGTTGAGTTTTGGCTCATCCATTGTCTCGATACGCCAGCATTGCTTCCAGTAGCCATAGGCTTCTGCTCCCTCCAGTATAACATCGGCCACTTTGACCTGCGCCAGAGCTGTTGTGATGTTGAGCGTTTCTTTTATTTGCGGATATAGAGCGCGGAGTCCTGGAATCTCTTTGCGAAGCTCCTCAGTCTCCATGTCTTTTACAAGGCCACGCAACGGGATGTTGCGAATAAACTGGCCAGGATCGATAGAGTGGCCAATCAGGGTTTCCCTGATAGCCTTGAGCCCGTCCAATTGTGGCTCTTCCATATACAGTTGTGAGCGGCCTATCGTGGAACTGCGAGCCATCTTAGGCCACCTGCCCTCCCTGTGTGACAAATACAGGGATTATGTCTCCACTGGCCGTGCTTGCCATCAAAGCCGTGGCAAACGGTTTTTTCGCTACAGCGTCAAAAGCCGACTGTAGGTTTGCTTGGTTGACTGTTGCCGGAGCTGCAAAGTGATCACATTTGATAGCCACACCTGCTGCCGACTTGGTTTGAAGCATGTCAGCTATCGCAATGTTATCGCTAGATCCATCAACAGTGCATTTGCATATTCCAAAAACTACAACATCTACGCTCTGCCCAGCAGAATCGGCCGCATTGCCAGTAGACCTTTTTGGACCAACGGCCACCCCGATGTGGGTAGTATCGCCGGCAGTGGTGGTTGTTTGCACTCTGGGCAGATTCTCATTTGTCCCTGCTGCCGCCGTCACCACAGGCGACCACATGGGAATTAACCCAGCTGCGATGAAGGACTCAACTATAGCGCCTTTAGTTATAGCCCCTTCCTTCACATTAGTAAAAGATTCAGTCATAAACGCAAGGTGGCCGATTGTATTTTGAAAGAAGTAAGTTGTTAGCAGTGGCCATCTATTGCGGTTTTGGCGTAGGATTCATTCTCTGGCCAGTTTCTAGGTTTATCAATCCGTGGCCGTTATTACACATGGCCACATCTACAATAATCGATTTCTCTAGGATTTTCTGCAACTCTTTGACTGACAGAAAGAGGGGATTTAATTTCTGCAGATCTTCTCTTGCGATCGCAAATACTGGCTCTAGTTCTCTATCCTTCCAGCCTGCATCCAGGCATATGGGACATAACGACTTTTCAAAGAAATCCATGCAAAGTGAAGTTAAAAATCAGAATAAAAGAGAGAGTGTGATACTGCCTTATCGGCCATATTGGATGTGTTTGTTTATTATCTCTCTGGCCTTCTCTGGATCGTTTATTGGGATTGTGGGTTGGTTATCTGGGACGTCTATTGTCTCTCTTATTCTCAATCCAGTTTTTGAAGTAGCGGCCGCCTTGGCTTCTTTGAATGTCTCTGTCACCTGAGTGCTGAGTCTCTGCATTGATTCTTTGATTGAAGATATCTCTGGCGCTGTCTTGACAAGCTCGGCCACCCTTTGTTCCATCAACTTGGAAACTTCAGCTACTATGACACTCTGGATTTCGGCCACTTTGCTGGCCACTTCCTTTGTGATTGTGTCCATAATCTTTGCATCTACTTTCATGTTGTCGTTATCTTTTACCCTGTTTGCATCTTCTGTAGGCGGCTTTACGTTAGTGGCTGTCGGCTTTTCTCTTCCATCTGCATTATCCGGTCCTGTATTTGGATCATGAGTTTCCTTTGTCTGACTGTCCTTATCGCCAGGTGGCCTCTGAGCCGGTGGCACCGGTTGTTGCTGGCCGGAACTAGTTTGGCCATTGCCATGATATTGATCAGATGCAAGAACCATCAGAGCACCTAGAGCATCGCCAGAATTCATTTTGTCCTGGAATGCCTGCAGATCCTCTTTTACGAGGTATTTTTCAGGCTCCTTGACCATTTCGGCAATCCTTTTTCTGCCCATCGATTCGGCCATTTTTATGAGTGCTTCCCTTGTGATCGGCTGAGTGGAACTATCAGTTGACATATGGCCACTTGCACGGCCAGCGCTGTTTAATGAATTAGTTTCCAAGACATGGATCGAACTGTTCCAGTCGCCAGGTGGGGCAGCAGGTATTGGTCTGCCGTAGTAGGTGGCACCTTCCCTTGTGACCACATAGGCCAGAGAAGAACCATTGGACTCTCCAAGCATGACGCCTTCGGGCACTTTATGGCACCTACAGCCAGTAGTTCCGCAGGAATCACACTTTGTTGTCTCTCGACGAGCCTGACCGTCAATTGATACTTTTGTGATATAGTTCTCTTTAATCAGCCTCAAAATTTCAGGATCAGATTCATAGACTATCATTTCTCCTGCATGGACTTTTTCGTTATACTCCGAATCGGTCACTACATGCATATACCGAGGATCTAGCTGGATTTCATGATTGATTGTCAGACCCTTGCCGGCGCCCGTGCGCATGGTTTTCATTAATTCCGTTTCTGTCCACATTCGTGAGCCGTGGCCCTGATTGAAAGCATCTGTAACCATGGGGTGGATTGCTTCGATGAGCAGAAATTTTCCTCCCTTATTTTTGGACAGTTCCTTTAGCTTGTTAAGGTCGGGCTCCCAGGAGAAGTGGCCTTGTGCTATCCTCTCCTGTAATGTGGCCTCTAATGTCTCGGCCACTCTGATAGATCCTGCAAGATGGACGGTTTCAGCCTGCCTTTTGATAGTCCCACAGTAGGCATACGGATCAGCCTTGTCGCCATTGCTACGGACACAAGCATCAAAATCTTTGTAGCCTGCAAATGGCTCTCCTAAAGATTCGGCAGAGAATCTAAAGCCTCTATAATGAAGATACATAGCATATGCGGTATTGGTATGAGTTGCCATGGCCACTTTTAGACTGGTGATAAGAAAGGAAGTTTATGCATTCAGCTTGGGAAGTGGCCGTTTCTGTCCATTTAACTGACTGTTGCCTGTTCCCGGGCCATGCGTTGGGAATTGTGGCTTCTTTTGGAACTGATTGAGTTGATTGCCAAATGGGCTGGCACCTGGTTCTGCAGGGTTCGGATTGGTGGCCGAGGGAATAGCCGTGCCATGGCTATCTGTAGGCAACAGTTGTTCAGCCGTCCATGTATCCGGCATTAGCTCCACTCCGCCCTGGCTGGCATAGTTTCTAACTTCTTGGTCGCTAAATGCTGATGGCCTTGCCTTTAACAAGTCTACAAAAGTGGCCGCTTCCATCTTGGGCTTCTCAGCCATGCCCCAGTGGAGAACAAGTTTGGCCTCTTTCCATGGAATGGCCACACCGTTAGCATCTGTGTAGGGATTTGCCATATACCATGGCTTGAATATCTGAAGCATAAAGTCACGAGACATTAGGCGCTGAAATGCTCCAAAGTGCATCAATGCAGTTTCTTTGGCCACGTTGGAACTTGCTTCAGTCAGGGAACCATCTTCGTAGAGCTTCGACACTGGAGTGGCCAGAGCCTTGATAATTTCATTTTTGGCCAGTTTATCGAACGACTCCAAGTCGATGGCTCTGGTGTTTCGGCCAAGTTCAAAGACATTGGTTTCACCACTCATTACCATGTCCTGCTCATCTAAGAGGTTGTCCACCTTGGCCTGCATGTCTGAAGCCTGCTTTGGAGTGGCCGCCTTTGCATTGTAGACATTGCGAGGAACGTAACGCTTGGCTATCTTGTGGAAAGTATCCATGAATGAATTTTTGATATCAAACAGGCTCATTCTCTGCCTTGTTTCGTCCTGGCCGTTTCTTGTGTAGGTATACTGTGTCTTCGAAATGATGGGTGCCAAAAGCCCAAGGCCGAAGGGCTGAGCGTTAGAAATGCGCCAGCGGAAGTGTATCAGTTCTGCAGGAATCATCCTAACAATGGTATAGCCTCTGAATTCGTAAAACCCAACTGTATTGTTAATTCCAGGTCCATTCCACCAGATTCTCTTCAGTGATGTCAGGGGCATGGGCTCTATTCTGTCGAACGATTTTTCCTGCAGGCTCTCTTCCTTGTAGGTCCACAATGAATTCCCATATCCTAGCGCTTCTCTGCCTGCCACCAGGGCTATTTCGTCCAGATTGATGTTTTCTGCAAATTGTGTGATATAGTCAACAATCCCGGTATTCTGAATGCCGGCAGTGAAGTGATAGCCGACACCAACTGTCACAGCGGTGGCCCAGTCCAAACCGAAGGCGATTTCGGCATCATTTTCGTAAGCGTAAAGCATTTGTGCAAAAGAGTATTTTGGCTCTATAAACTGCGAAAAGGAAGTAAGCGGCCTATAGATCGGATCCTGGAGAAGTGGTGGAGTAAGCATACCCCATTTGAACCAGGTTGATAAGCTCGTTAGAGGGATATTCAGACCAGTTCGGCCACTTCCAGAAGTTCCGATATCATAATTGTTTGCGCCTATTGCGGGAGCCGTCAGAGTGGATTCTTTCTGCTGTGGCTGGCTGGCTCGGCTAATGCTCAGAGGACCTAGTTTCATTCAGACGGAATTCGGCCACTTGGGAAAAAGGAAGTTGTTAGAATAGATAGGCTGGCTCTGGCCACCATCACAGGTGATCAACCCTGCTTATGCGGCCATCATCGCCTATTATTTTGGAATCGTAATCAAGTCATTGCCTTTGTTGTAGGCTCGTTACGATCTCAATTGTCAGGCGATGGAGCCAGTTGGAACAACAGACCGCTATCTGTTGATAGTTACACATGGAAGATAGGGAATAAAAGATCACTTCTTGGTTTTCTTGCTTGGAGTGGTCGTTATCCGATTCTGTCCGGTGGCCCTTGAACCGTAGGTCCCGCAGTGGTTGACCCTGTGATATTCTGTGCCAGATCGGAGGCGGTTGTCGCCATAGGTAATTGTTCTGCTGCTATAGTGGCCATATCGACCTGCGCCGGTGTCTCTCCCTGCGGCTCTGTCTCTGTAACAACTGGCCCGGGTGGGACTTGCTGGAATACTTTCAGATATTGCATCACCTGACCGATAACGTATTCCGTCTGACTGTCAGACATGGGGCCGCCGTGCCACGCAACAAGCAGGCGGGGTTCTGATCGGCCACTTGAATCCACCGGGTGGGATACAACTCTGGCGATCGTGTTTGGCTTTTGGATGTGAAAATAGTTCAGTAATTCTTCGTCCAGCAGGTTTTCGATATCCTTCATTGTGCCCAAAGTTAATTTTGTTTCGTCATACCCTTGCACATCGATTAGAAGATACATCGATTAACGCCTAGTCACGGGAAGTATATTGTAATTTCCTACACCCTGCTTCCAGACTTCAAAGGCGATCTTGGCATAGTTGCAACCGTGCAAAGCATCGTCTGGCTGTTCTTGCGGATGGTCATACCTCACATATGTTTTGCCCGATGGTAACTGCACATTCTGAGCCTCAATGGCCGTAAAGTGATCTATTATCCAGTCGACCTTATCGGCTTCCACATGTGGAATCAGAATGCGGTTATGGCCATCTACGGCTGGCCTGGTGATTAAATCAATGATGGATTCAATGCCCCATGTGCGGTCAGTCTTGATGGCATTGTGGTCATAATCTATCTCTAAAGGCTGTCCTGGCCTTTCTGTATAGAAATTCATGAGAGTTCTAAGCCCGTAGCGGTCGGCTAGCTTTTGGACCTGCCTTGTGCCTCCGCCAGCATCCATCACTACTTGGTCAGGATCGTAGGAATCTATAAGCTGTATGGCCATATCTGCCTGTTTTTCAGTATCTTTTTCGGCCACTTTTGATAGGTAAAGCACTCTGAATCTAGGAATGTCGGTGGCCACGGCCTGCCATACCCAAAAGATAGTGTAGGCTTTGGTTCCACCACCCCAATCTATGCCCATAAAGACAGGTCCTTGGCCTTTGTTTACCGAGACGGCAGGGACAAAGTGTAGATTGTTATCAAATAGGGCTCGAATGGCCGCTTCTGATAAGGGTTTCTCTGCGCCCTTGAAGAACCAGCCTTCGACTTCAGTAGTGAAGAGACGTGGCAGGTATTCCCTCCGCTTGCGCTCTATCTCTTCGGCAGAGATCCATGGAACTACCCATTGTGGTAAATGATATGAGCTGGCCACTTTGATGTTCTCAGGATGTTTGGCCACCCAGGCTTTAGCCTGCGGATCCCATTCCTTCTGGTCGCCAGTGAGCCAGAGTTTGTGCCATGCATCGCCTTCTAAACTTCCAGTCCCTAGCACAAGTTTTCTTTTGAATTTACTGTGGCTCTGGGCTTCATCAATAACATTGATGGCTCTCAATTCCTGGTTCTGTGCTTCGTCTATCACGGCCCAATCAATCGTGAATTGCCTAGACATCTTGAATTCCTTAAAGCCGGAGAACATATACAGATGCGAGCCGTTCGGCAGGCCCATATGGTGAACAGAGCCATCATCAACAAACATTTGGCGCAGGATGGGAGAGTGGCCGATCGCCTGTTCCTTCAGTCTGACCATCGAAAACGAAGATACTTTCTCTAAAGTATCGGTGGCATAGAATCCAGTCGTAAACGGATTTTTGGATAAATGAAAGAGAAGCCAATTGATGGCAAATTCCGTAAACTCTACCTGCCTCCCCTTCACAACGTAAACGTTGGGGTGAGTATCTCGATAGATTGGCAGAAGATATTCTCTCCTGTCAAAAGTGAATGGCTCACCCTTTAGCCTGCGGATCTGTGTTGTCCAGATGACGATATCATCAGAAGTGGCCACTTTATCTTTGTCAATATCGGTTTGGAATACACCAGATAGGCCACTCAGATCGATTCTAGGATTCAGGCCGAACAACTATTTGCAATCCACCATTATTTTCCAGTGCTTTCAGCCTGCGATAATCTGCCATGACCCTGGCCGCTTCTTTTGTTACCGGCCCGTGTTCTGATAACTTCACCAACGCCATGGCAGCCATGCCAGCCAGCCTAAGCCATTCAGAACCACTTTTGCGCTTTATAGTTGTCGAGATCTCCATTTGGCCACCTTCGGTTAGATCCTTCATTGTATGATGTTCTTCTTTTTCTCCCTGTTCATAGCGCTGCCATGCTTCTTTGATTATCATTTCCATATTGCGTGTGGCCACTTCGAAGTGATGGCCGATATCCGGCAGGAACCTGGCAGCTATATACTCTGCAGAATGTTCTTTGATAAACTGAACATCATCATAGACCGTCTGTTTGGTCAGATAGAAATATTCTGGATAATCCTTCTGCAACTCTCTGATTATCTCTTCGGCCACTTTGCCCCTGGCCACTTTGTAGGCCACTCGCTCACGTCTAACTAGGATGTGTGCCTTAGATGGCCGATATTTCTTTGGCTTAAGTGGCCGCTCGTCTGCTGACAAATGGATAAATCACCGTTTACTTTTGGATAGAACTGTCGGAATAATGGGAACTAGTTTTCCTACGCTTGCGTTCCTTCAATACATCATATACTATCCCACTTGCGAAGCCTATAATCATCCAAATACCAAAAGTGGCCAAATCATCTAATATCATTTAGGCCACTCCTGCAGGCGCTTGCTTCTTCCGTAAATGGTCATGCCATGATAGACACTTGGGACAGAGGATATTACCCCAATTGGTTTTCTGGCCACCTGAACGGCCACATAGTTGACAATTCATTAACCAAAATACCTCTTTTCTCTGGCCAGTTCTGCTTCTAACTCTTTGACTTCCTCGCTATCCGGTCCGTGCGCAGATCTTACGTGGCGCAATTTGTTTTCAAGAAAGGCTCTGCGATAATTGGGATTTGATAGGATCATGCTCTTATTGCGCTCTTGCTGGCGTGTGTGCTGCTTCTGTAGCGGGCATTTATCGTTAACACAGCGGCCATTTACAAGGGATTTCTTGCATCTGTCACATCGCTGAATTGGCACCGCTATCACTTCTCCTGTAACAATTGCAAAAGCCGCCTTAACTCTGCAATCTCTAGTTTTTTCGCAGGGATCTTTTTATCCAAGAGTTCCATTGCCGCCTCATGTTCCAGCCTATCGTGAATGTCTTGCGCCAGTTCTGCTTCCAGGCGATGGATTGTATCTTTTAGAATGTCCGCCGCCGTCATTATTCGGCCGCTTCCTCCTTTGTTGATTCGGGGATTGGCATTCCTTCTTTCTGCAGGTAGATCCTCGCAAGCCCGTTCTTGTCTGCAGATATCTCTTCAAATGCTTTTTTCAAAAGTTTGGGATTGAATAACTGACCGCAGTTGGCACATCGCCACTTCCATGTTCCATCAATGGCCGGATGCATTTGCATTAGGTGGCACTTCTTCGGATCTGTCTCTTTCTCTATGCAATTCGGACACGGGATAAAGTCGCAATAGCCCCAGGTGCGGGGATCGTCCGCTACAAAATTAAGAAACGAGGCGTATGTATCTTCAGAACTTTCAAACTGTGTAATTTTTTTGGTTGTGATATCTTCCTTGCGCTTAAACATTACATAGTATTTCTTACCAAAGTGGGCTTTTGATATGATATCACTCCTGGCCTTGATTGGAAAGATCTTCCATGGCATTAACGCTTGCCGGCCATCGAGGTAGTATTTTTCGATAACTGTCTGCATCTTTACCTGAAGCCTGCGCAACGCCTGAAAGAATGCATCCACGACTTCTGGCGGGTCCGTCACCAGGTGGCCGTTTATATCAACAGAGGCGAAAAGGTGGTCCCATTTTCGAGGGTTGCTCAGATCGGGCTCGATTTTGCCCGTCTCTGGATCTTCCTTATCTTCATAATTCTTTTCAAGTTCGTCTATAATTCGCTGATCTATTCGCTGATCATTTTTCAAAAGCAAGATGTAGGGAATCCTATTGCCAGCATAAGGTGATGCGACCCACGTTTTCGGATCGTCAATGTCCAACCTTACGGGAAGTATTGGGGAACTAGTTTTGTTCCGCCCTTGGGCGGAAGTTTCATTCCCAGCAGGAGTGAAGCCATGTTCCTTCACCACACGCCAATAGTGGCCGCTGTCCCACCTAGCATCAGGATCGTCCGGGAATTTAAGATCTCTGATGATCTTGGCGAAGGCAGTTGCACATTTTTCCTTCTGCACGCCCTGCATCCAGAGCGCTTCACAGCCCTTAATGTAAAGTTCCTGAATGTATGCAGAATCTTCCGCTTCGTTCAGAGCGGCCACAACCTTCTCTGCAATGATCTTGGCATCATCTGACTCTGAAATAGACACTAACAACGTGTGGAAAAAGGGAATAAAAGATAGATTGTAGGTCGAAAAGAAAGGTTTAAGCGCCGGGCAGGGGATTTGAACCCCTGTATCTTGGGAAAGATACCCGCTCTTCAGGCGGGCGCCATACCTTACTAGGCGAGCCCGGCACTTTTTTTATCGGGCTTGCGCCCGACACTATACGTTACGTATAGTGGCTATATAGATGTTTCTGCCAAGCTGATGTTGATTTCCTCACCGGCGAGTTCGCACGGAATCCTGGCCACATAGGCATGGTCTTTATTTTTGCCAAGACCATGGACCTTTTCAGTTCTGGAGCCATCTTTGCCAGGGAATGAAATGATAACAGTTTTGTCGATCCAGTCTTTTGGCACTGAGGCGTAGCAGCCACCAGATGGCCACTTTTTGACGGTGGCCACTATCGCCACTGAGCGATAACTGGGAGTTTGTTTACTCGACCTTTTCTTTGCTTTTTGCATCAGATATCCAGCCATTTTGTCTTTCCAACTGCCACATTTAAAAAGTGGCCGTTTATATCAAGAGCCACTTCTTGTTCTGTTGTAATTTCGTTGAAGCGGATCTCTCTGACTTTGACTTCAATTCTTCTTGCCATTGCAGCCACCTAAGCGTATTTTGGCAGGACCTCTATAGTTCCAAAAGCCTGCACATGTGCATCGACCTTTATCTTCTTAGTCTTTTTGGTCCATTCGTGAAGAACTATTACTTCACCGTTGACTTCTATGACAACAGAGCGCTGGCCATTGGCAGCAGTGATAAAAGATAGGGCTTTGATTTCTATCTCAGCTCTGCCATCCCCATCGTGGCGATATTCACGTTCGGCCACTTTATTCGCCCCTGCCTTTTTCAATTGGCGCAACGGGGATCTGCTTTTCTTGCAATTTCTTTAGAGTAGATTCGTAAAGCCCAATAGCCGTGTCCTGTGCTTTTTGTGGATCATTGTCATAGCAGTGGACTGTGATTCTAGCGCCTTTGGCCGTCTGTTCAAGCTTGACTGAATTTTGGAATTGTGGCTCTTCTGCTGCCATTACTGCTTCACTCCACTGTATTTTTCGTGTCTGGCCAACCACATCCATTGCCCGGTGGCCGAAGGCTCCAAGACTGAAACATCAACTCCCAATCTGTCTGAAACACAGTATGGGCAAAAACAATCGTGTTCCAGCTCTTCTTTTGACTTTTTTGCCTGTGTGGTATTTGACATGTTATATGTCACTATACCGTATGTATAGGGTCATATTTAGCCCTTCTGGTTCCGAAGTTTGATGAGCATAGAGGGTCTTTCATGTCTGAAAAGATAAGTTCTGTAGCCAATCACGCCTTGACATTTTCTCAAATGTCGTAACATTCTCGGAATACTGATCAGGTATGAGGCGTGACAAAAGATGCAACAGCCTCGATATTTGAACTGTTTTGGATTTGTCAATCTTCTAACGATTTCAGTTGTGCAACCATCATCTTGGTCGCACAAGACATGGTCTCTTCCTTTGTATGCTTGCTGAACTTTTTTTCGCAGACAGGACAGGGCATGCCCCTGAACTTTTTGTAGAATTTGTCGGTGTTGGTGGTCATGTTATAGAATATGTGATTCGTGTTTCAGCCTGCCCGCAAGCCATTTACACGTAAGACAATTGCAATTGTTGATTTGAGATTGTATTTTGAGTCTATCTTCTGACCTTTGAACTGTCTTTACCTGATGCAGCGCCTTCTTCAGAGTAGTTTGGGATAGAGTTGGAAGGCCCATGTCTTTCAGGAAGTGGTAAAACTCGTTTCTTTTCGTATCAATATTGTGTTTTTTATAGATTGCCTGAAGTGGCATTCCGCCATAATAATCAAGCAGTATAGGAACAAATCTATCAAACCGTGCGGCTTCCTTCTCTGCCACCTTATCTAGAATTTTTTTAATTGCTTTTTCACGGGCTGTGGCTATCAGATTCTCTACACTGATTATATCTTCTTTATCACTCTCCATCTCTATACGGCAGGAATATCTACCAACTTCAAAATCTCCTTGTAGATCTTCTGAATGTCAGGGTTGGTTTCATGATCAAATCCTTGATGGCAGGTTTCACACAACAGGCGATAGCATTCCGGATGTTTTTGAACATCTTTGAGCCTGGCATAAGATCCACGACCACCCCCATCCAAGCTCGTAGGCTTGACGTGGGCAAACTGTAATTCTTCATAGGTGGAATTGCCACATACTTGGCAACGGCCGCCCCACTTCTGAATTTCTCTCTGTCGTTCTTTTGCAATCCATTTACCATAATATGATTTGGGTCCCAAACTGTTTTTTTTTTGGTTCGGGTTGCTCCAGACTACTGGCCACTTATCGTTTTAGTTGCCAGATTATCTGGCGGCCAATATACTCGGTATATGCAGGAGGAATGGCCTGAGTCAGCTCTTTCCTAGTTGCGCCGAATATGCCCATTGCAATCTCCCAGTCCTCAACCTTGTCTAATCATCTAGGATTTATGAAAAATTACTACCATTGATGGGAATGGCGCTGGATAGGGTTTTGGATATTTCGGATTGTTGAATTTCAATCTACCTTTCAGGAAGCGGATTTCGACCCTCGGCTTGTTATAGATATAGTCGTGAAACCATCTCGTATCTGTCCTAGCGGGTAGAAGCATTACCACTTCAAAATTTAATCTTATGTTGTGTAGATATGCCCTCCTGACCCAATCTGCGATTTTTCTACCATAGGGCGGATTGACAAAGGAGTGGTCATACCAGAATTGCTTCAATCCATCATCTCTCTCGGTAAAGAAATGTTTTGCTCTTAGTGGATTGTCTGGTGTTGTGCAAGGGTCGCACATGAAGTGAAACTCTGCGTTCAGTTTGTCGTATAGGTCTCTCGGTGTCTGCCACTCCCATGTTTTGCTGGAAAATAGCGATTTGTTGATCAATCAGCCGCGGATCCAGCGGAAATTGTCTCTGCTGGTTTCCATTATCATCCTCTGCTTCTTCGCCTCTTCTATCAGCTCTGAAGCCTCATAGACGTTTTTGATCCATCCCTGCTTTTGCAGCTGCTCTATCAATCTATCACGTGAGATGTCTGCATACCTATCGCCATTGCACAAAAAGAGAAAGATTGATTTGAATGCTTTCAATAGATCTTGCTTGCTTTTCTGCGAGCCTGTCAGTATACCAAGGTCGACTTCTCCCGTTCTGGGGTCGATACCAATCTTACCGATGATTGTTGTGACGTGAAGTATAGCCTTCTCTGCGTCCTCTTTTGTGACTGTATCCCTCAGATGTAGAACTGCCCTAGCGATAGCCTGACGCCACAAGCCGTTAAACTGGCGGTTGCTGAATTTTATCCCTGAATCGAGAGCTTGTTCTAATCGCTTCATGTCCTTCTGAAATGTCTTGAAAACATCTCTGACGTTAGGCTCAAACTTTATCTGCTTGATAGACCTTGCACAAGCGATATGCTCTCTCAATTCCTGATCGATAACGATCTTGCCAACTCCCTTTTCAAATCTATCACTCTGTGCATCCATTATGGCATTTTCTAAATCTTCGTCATAAGTGGCCGCAGGATCGATATGATATAGATCTATTCTGTCAAGAAAATCCTCCGGCAGATTGATGTTCCAGGCCAAGCTTTGCTTCGGATCATATTTCTTCGACTTGAAGTTGCCAAATGCCGCCCACGGACTGGCCGTTTCAAATCTCTTGTTCAGGATCTTGGTCTCTTGATAAAATCCCTTATCTAACGGTGTGTTTAACTGCGAAAGATATTCCCGCTTTATTTTGTCTACCTCATCAAAGTAAATCGGCAGTTTATTGAACAAGATCGCAGCGCCCGCTTTGGCCACTTTCTTCTTTGTCCTTTCGTCATTTTCCAGTCCAACAACCAATCCAACGGCAGAGGCCCCTGCAGAGTCTACATATCCGCCGCCTGTAAGCGCAGACATATACATCGCCAGATCTGTTTTGGCTCGGCCAGGGTTGCGTAACACTAGGATGTGGATATCTGTTCTTTCTCCCACGTTCTCAACAGCGCCACTCACGGCCTGCCTCAACAGAGAGAGTTTCAATAGATCTTCTCCAACTATAGAGGGAGCAAGCTTGGCCACCAGCTCTGCCTCAACATCTTTCTTTTCCTGCAGGCATTTTGATACCCATTTTTTGCGAGCGGCCACCAACTCGGGCGTAACGGCCACCTTGTCTTTGGTGGCCGTGGCCACCTTTTGGATCGTATTAACTTCAAGATAGAGGAAGAAAGTGGCCGTATTGCCTATGGGTTGCCTGTCTTGATTCTTTGATAGCCTGACAAAACCTGATACTATCCATGTCTCACCAAAATCCGGAGTTTCAAATGCCTTTTCGCCCCTGATATCGAGCCAGTATTTTAGCGACTTGTCAGTGGCCATTCCCTGCTGGTCTAAAATAACCTCGATGTAGCGTTGATCCTGCAGGTTATCAGCGGCCACTTCTTCTTCCAAATCTTTTTCCTCACATTGTTCACACTTCGATTTTGTCCTCGACAGCTCGCCACAGTGCCAGCAACGATAAACTACCCTGCTCTTGATATGCTGTAAAGGTTCGATTGCGTGGACCTGACAGGGGCCCAGCGCTACAAACCTGTCTAGCATTGTCCTATCCAGGCGCTTGACTGGAGGGAGATCATAGATCTCTATCTCAAGATGGCGTTTCAGAAGTTTAACAAACTCTTTCTCTCCTTTCGTCTCGAAATGTTCTGTGATGGCCGCTTTCATAGCTTCAAAGAAAGTGGCCGCTTCATTCAGCAGACAGGTGGCCAACGATGCTGATATCTGGTAATGTTTTATCTTGAATGTGGGATGCTCAAGTGTCTGCAGTTGCGTCATTTGCTCGAAATAGATAAGGTGGCCTTTATCGCTGAAATTATGAATCCAGTATAGACATTCGTCCTTCCACCCTGCAAGGGTGCTTTCCTGCTTTGACAACCGCTTATTTTAGAATGATCGCCCGTTTCTCTGAAGGTGGAAGCATTGAGAGAGGTGGCTTGCCTGCCCTCAATCTCATTTCGTCAAATACGATAGTTGCTAGAGCATCCAGCTGATCAGGTGTCAGACTGGCCACATAATCGACTATCTGTCTTTCTCGCAACTGGGCTTTCAGCTCGGCCACTAGCATAGGATCTTCAATCTTGTCTATATGGTTTAGAACAATAATTCCGACATCCAAGGCCTTGGGATTCTGTAGGGCCTTCAGACCCAGTGGCAGGATTTCGGCCAGTGCGTCTGTGCGTGTGTAGGTTTGTCCCGGCCTTTCCTTCACACGATCGGCCACCAAAATGTCAAGTTCTTTCAGTATGGCTGAATCGATCCTAGCAGTTATGCTTGTTGTATCTTTACTTGGTTTGGCCATTATTTTCTACAATCACAATTAGGAATGTCCCAACAGTCATGTAATCCCTCACGAGTATGGTTCCACAGATGGAATTTATCTGAACAATTGCATTTTTGCCAGGCGATATAAGAGAGCTCCCTGATACAATCTTCATGATTTCCGAGGCGACAGTAATTGCAAGTATTATCCACTTTTAATATCCTTCAAATTTGTGATGATTCTTTCTATTTCTATGACGGCTTATCCCAATATAGGATCTAAATTCTCGACCGCATACAACACATTTTTTCTTTCTTCTCTTAGTATCGTAAGGGGAATATCCTTCGTCTCGTGAAGACGGTTGTGTCATGACCAATGTATAGTCAAGAGAAATATGTCTCCCTATCAGCAGGCTCGACATATTCGCCAAGCACTTTTTCTATAATATCTCGCTCTCGCCATGCCTCAAGCCTCGCAGGATTGATTATCCAGCTTGATTTTCTCCTGCCTTTCTTGTCTGTAACCCATGATCTGACTGCGCCATAAAGGCCAAACAAATCCATATCCAAGCTATCGTCATGAGAGAAACGGATAGTCATTCCCATATTCTGCGCCTCAATGAGCAGATTACGGTGAAATTCTGCCGTTCCTGTCCTGATGAATTTCAAGACTTCAAATTGCTGTTCGGTCTTGGCGATGTTGATTTCAAGCGGAATGTGGTTATACCAAAACCGGTATAATTTGCACTCTTTTGGCTTGGCCGCTCTTTTGGATTTTCTTTTTCTCTTTTTCTTTTCCTTTCCCTCCTCCGGCTCTTCCTTCCTCAACTCTTCGTCCATGAATTTGATGTTACCCTGCTGTGACTGATCCTTCAAAATCTCAGTTAGTTTGTGCTGGAAAGATAGCATTGTATCAGGACTGGGGTAGTAGCGCAGCCATACCACCAGATCGCCATCGTGGACCATTGTATTCCCACGCCTAAAGCCCCCGCATAATTCCCATTGATAGACGAAATTGCCCAGTTTGGAGATTACCTGTGCGGCCACTTTTTTCACATCTTCGGCCTTGTGAAGTTGTTTCCTTACATCAGAGGACCTTTTGAATCCTGCCGGTTCTTCTCTGGTATATAGCTCATAGTCTGACTGCATTTGATTGAGGAATTCCTCAGAATAGCCTTCCAGACTCATCTATTCTGATTGGAATCCCCTCTGGACTTCGATGGATTGTATTTCCATCTTCCATCTTTGCCCTTCTTGACTCCAAAGTAGTCTCTCATTTTCTGCAAACAACTAGGACAAACAATCTGATTTATGCCACCAACTCTGCCACAAATATAACAGATCTTCTTCCATTCCAATTACCTATATGGTAACTGGCAGTATGAAGCATACCCGCTGTCTCTTGCCACAACGCTCACAGTGATAATTCAACGGAATGCCAGTTTCTTGCGATTTTTTCCATTCTTCCTTCAATGACATATCGAAGGCTCTATGCGTGTGGCCACATATCACGAGCACTATCAAGAATCTGATTCTGCCTATTCTTTTTGCAGAGTCGGCCTTGTGCTCTAGTTTTCGCCTGCGAACCTGAAAGTTGCAACAAGGGCAGAGGTCTGGCCTATTCCTTGCAATTGGCAGGACCATATGTATGACGCAGTGGCCACAATAGCAGTGATCCGGCTCTAGCCATGCAGAAGATCTTGCCTTATGCTTAAGACAGCGGCCAGCACAGCCAAGAGCCGAGTTTTCAACGGGCGTAGGATCGGCTAGTGTTGACATACTAGTTTTTTCTCTAGCCAGTGATTAATCTCTAGCATAATCTGGGTGTCTGACTCTGGCTTGTCGCCTACCAACCAGCTTGTTTGCAGCCTGACGGTTGCTATTCCGAACTTTTGTAATGTTCTGTCTCTGAAATCATCATCTATCTTGTTGTGCCTGCTGCTATGGCCTTGCCCGGGCTCCTGGCCATCAATCTCTATGATAAAACATCGGCCGCTTGGAGTTTGAGCAAAGATATCAGCCGTCCATTCTCTGCGGTCTTTGTCTGTCATTATAGTTGGAAATTTGTATCCACCAATGCCTCTTGACCAATCATTTTCGTATATGTGATATCCTCTAAGCCTCAAAATGGTCTTGGTCCAAGCCACTGCTTCCCTATGTCCCCGACCCTCAGCCAATCCGTTTGGATTCTCTGACTATCATTTTTGCACGATAATCGATTTTTTCAAAAGTCGCTACAAATGCACTTGCGATTTGCTCGTCTGTGTATTTTTGATAAGGGTCTATCATAGCGTCAGTAATTCAGGGTTCAGCCTGATCTTTCCATCCCGCTTTTCAATCAGTGTCAAAGTGGCCAGATTGGAAAGGTATGTTCCAAATGTCCCTGATTCAGCAGTGAAATCCGTAGCAGCGGCCAATTCTTCCTTCGTCCATTCCTTGCCCGGCTCTCTGAGTATCGTTTCATAGATACGTTTCTGGCCGCCATTTCCCATCTTGTTCAGCCAGGAGGTTAAAGCCTGTATGGGTGTATTAAATTGTATAGGCTCAACATCGGCAGGAAGTGTTTTCAGCCTGTATGTCTGACCATTTTGTTCTATAAAGTCGGCAGTTTTCAACCCGCTAAGATATGTTCCAAAAGTGCCGCTTTCGGGAGCAAAGCCGGTCATTGCTCCAATCTGGCTTTTTGTGAAGAATCTATCAGGCTGCAGGGCCAAGAATTGCAGGATCTTTTTCTGGCCGCTATTGAGTTTGGTCTCTTCAATGGCCGGCGATGTTATCTCCGCCGATTTTGTGGCAGTTGGAAGAGATATTGGTATTGCTTTCGCTGGTGGACTGTGGCGAGTGAGATCTGGTGGGATGACTGGCTCTGGTTTCAAATATGTGTTGTTTAGAACTGCCATAACCTGAGAAGAGATATTTTCCAATACAGCCAGCAATTTTCTCTCTCTTAGAAGATATGACTCTTTAATTCTATTCGCCTCAGCTAATCCTCTATCGAATCCCGCTCTCTCTGCCTGTCTAACAATAGTTGGATCTATTGCTGGTTTTGCCTGTTGCACAGCGTTGCGCAGCCTGTAGACTTCAGACTGTAATTCTGAATTCTTGCGCTGATAATCTGCAATTGTCCTCAATTCTGCTTCCGCCTGCTGTGGTAGATCGGCCAGTTTTGCTAGGATGGTCTGAGCCTTCTCTGTCTCTACGGCCTGAAAGTGGCCGACTTTGCCAGGCTCTAGATGCCTTGTCTTGACCGGCCCCGCCTTGATTAGAATGACTTCGTTGGATATCGCTGGACCGACTGCATAGAATTGGTGCTTAATTTTGGTCAGGCTCATTTCCTGTTCTCTGTTGGTGAAGCCTAGCTCACTAGCTGAGCGCTTGCGGTCCACATCCATGCTGGCCAATCCTACAAGTTTATTCTGGCACTGGCTGGCGGCATCTTTATTCAGTTTTGCGGGTCGTTGAGTGGCCAGAACCCCACATAGACCCCGCTTCCTGCCTCGGCTCATCAACTCATTGATGGCCTCAGTGGCCTCACTTTCGCCATGGCCTTTCTCTGGACAGAAAACATGGGCTTCGTCTATGACCACCAGCGTTTCTCTGTTCCAAAGGTCTTTTGGAGTTTCAATGAGACTTTCTAGGAAGAGGCGGACGAACTTCTTTCTGTCCTGCTGAGTGAGTTCAGATAGGTCGATTATGATGTTTGCATTGAGTTCCAACACCTTGCGAGCAAGTAAAGTGGCCGACCTAGTATCTGCTGGAATTTGGCCACCTTTCCCTGCCAGCAGGTATTCGAACTTTTCTCGCAGAGTCACGAAATCCCCTTCCATGTCCAGGATTATCTGCTGAACTTCGCCATGTGTTTCTTCAAGCAGTTTGCGAATGATGTAGGATTTCCCACCGCCACTGGTAGCCTGAACTAACAGACGGCCCTTGATCAGCTCGTGAATATCGATCAAGACTGGCTTTCCTGTGGCCACTTCCAGCCCGATTATTATGTTGCTCAACGTTGGAGTTTTAACTCCAGCTGCAGGCAACCCGCAGCATCAATTCCCACAACCCTTCGGATTCTGGGCGTTTTCTTGATTCTCTCATAAAATTTGGCTAGTATTTCTTCCATTATAGCCGTTCCATAATATCGCTTCAATTCTTCCATGTGGCCTTTTGCGATCCTGCGTCTGATATTGCGCAACTCTTGTTTTTCCCTGCCTGTCAGAACATTCCACATAGGCAGCACCATATCCCTTGATCCGCCGTAGCCACCGAATTTGCTTGTAACCTTAGTAGCCATTGAAGGGTTCTGTTTCTCAGCCTTAGCCTTCTGCCTGGCCAACTCTTTGCGCAGTTTTTTTCCTTCCTCCGATGAGAGTGTGGGAATGAGAGCATTCAATTCCATATCTCGACCATCTATCTCCACCATGGAGATCCTGCATGTGGCCATGTCCAACTCAGGGTCTATGGCCAGAACTTCGATTTTTTCGCCGTAGATGATGGTCATTAGACTGGCTCCCCTACCTTGAATTGAACGGCAAACTTTCCATCCGTCCTGATTGAAAATCCGCTCTGTTTTTTGTCCCAGTTCATCTTGTCGATTGTGGCCGCTATCTCTCCCACTTTCTTGCGAGGGACAAAGATCCAGAAATCGAGGATTTTATCGGCCGTTGTGAACTGGGCCTTAGCAAGCTGGTCCTTCAGATCGGCCACTTCTGCTTTGTATTCTTCTATCTCACGCTTCAGAAGGTCTATCTTCTCTGATTCGTCTCTTGTCAGCCTAGTGACCAGCTCATCTTCCAATTCTTTGATTTGCTTCCTAGCCGATTCTAACGCTTCTGAAAGGTTCTCTTTCTCTTTCGTGCGCTGTAGGTCCGAGGCAATCTTATCGTAATGCTCAGCATCGTGTTTGTATCCTCTCAAGGCCTGTTGAACAGGATAATGAGGGTCGTCTTCAGGCAGACATCGGCCGTAAAGGAGTTGTTCTAAAAGTGGCCGATTGTCCTGTGTTATAGTGTTGGACACTTTCTCTTCTGCGGATAGGAATTCAGAACAACAACATTTCTTTTCACAGCAATATCCCTCATCGTCATGTTCACTTCGTTTATGGCCGCAGATATCTCTTGCACAGATATCGATGCCTTCCGCAGAGGTGGCCGCTGACTTGCCATCCCCTTCCTTCCTTACGCCAGCGGCCACTTTCTCCTTCTTCTTTTCCTCCGGCTCAGATTCTTCTTCTGTTTCAATCTCTGTAATGTAGAAGGTTTCGCCACAACCGGAACAGACTATTTCACCTAGATCCTTCGGGTTTGGAGTCTTTGCATGGCAATCAGGACATTCCTCCATTTTCCCACTCTGGGATTTTGCGCCACCCACTGACTTGGAGGCCCGCTTATATTCAGGCCCCAGGTATTTGCGAAACCATCTATCGCCCTTCCCCGTGCTAGGCCCTAGTTGTTCGGCTATATAGGCACAGATATCACACTTATCCATCGAGCCTGATTGCTCGATAATCAGAGCCAGATCCCGCAAGGCATCGATGGCCACTTCTGCAGTTTCGGCCTTTTTGATGGCCTCTCCTGCCTTTTTGCATAAAAGCTTCAAGTCTGCAGCCATTTAGAGGACCTCGATTATCCCATCAAACAACCTTCTAGCCAGTAGGTATTCCTGCGTCATTACTTGATATTCTGCCTTCATGAGGTATCGGTAGAGCCAACGCAAATCTTTCTTCAGCTCTTCCCGCTCCATCATGTAGAATTGGCTCCTGTTGAGTGCTGAAATGAGATTCTTCGCATCGATGGCATGATTCATTTCTGGCTGGCTCTGTATCTGCTTGGCCACTGAGGCCACGATATTGAGCCTCAATTGGATGTGTTCTAAATCCCTGATTGGCTGTGATTCCCCTGCTTGCATTCTCTCACCCTTTTAGTCAGCCTTTTTGTGCTTGACCATAAAGAGGCCGTTTACCACATCTGGTTCTGGTGCTTCGGCCACTTTCTTTGCAAATGTCCCCACCTGCAAGCCGTTATCGCCCCAGACCGGCTGGAAGCCTGAAGCGATCAATGCGTTGACTTCCTGCACAGTGGTGGCCACATCGAATGCCTCTACAGTTGGGTGACGGGGACCACCGAATTTGCTCTTGAATCCTCCCTGCCTGTTTTTGTCGTTATCGAGCTCTTCTTTTGATTTCTGAACAAAGAACTTGCCCTTGCCGTCCTTGCTGGCCTCAGTCCTGTAGTAATATCCCTGATATTCGATCCATTCTCCGCCAGGATTATTGAGAGAAGCGGCCAGTTTTGAAACGAGATCCGAAGGCATTTTTCCGAGGTCATCAGTCTTGGCCCAGTAGCGCCCATTCTCATTTGTCTTGTTGAAGGGCGGGCAAAGTGGCCGTGTTTGCTGACTCAATTAACCTTCCCCTCCGGGAAAATTGTATGACCATTCCAAGGGCAGTCAGGTTCACATTCTTTCTTGTGAAGCGCAATCAGAGCGTCAATGTCATTTCTGTTCATTGCCTTGGCGGCAGCCTTCTGGTCCTGCACTTTTCGCAGAAGTTTAAGACGAATTGGAACTTCTTTGGGGTCCTTGTTTTCTTTGATATATGCAATTCTGTTTTCGATTGGCTCATAAGTTCGCTCAATTAGCATTTCATGATGGATGTGCCAGTAAAGCTCATGGGTTATTGGATTGGGAGGAGCAACTTCTCCTAGTATCACATCTCCCTTTTTGACTTCAGCCTCGACCTTTTGCAGATTTCTATTATCAAATCCTACGGCTATTCTCAGGCCGGAAACAAACTTTGCCCTTATTCCGTAAAGGAGCGATATGATCCCCTGCCCAGCCTCGATTCCTTCTCCAGCCTTGATTCCCTGCCCAGCCTTGATTCCCTGCCCAGCCTTGATTCCCTGCCCAGCCTCGATTCCTTCTCCAGCCTTGATTCCCCATCCAGCCTTGATTCCCTGCCCAGCCTCGATTCCCCATCCAGCCTTGATTCCCTGCCCAGCCTCGATTCCTTCTCCAGCCTTGATTCCCCATCCAGCCTTGATTCCTTCTCCAGCCTTGATTCCCTGCCCAGCCTCGATTCCCTGCCCAGCCTCGATTCCTGTTCCAGAACCCGCGACAATGGAGTGTGTGGCACTGATTCCAAACTTGAAGATGACCCACCCTAGATTGGCTTCAATCTTTATGCTTCCGTCAACTGAAAGGTTGGAATCGTAATGGAGAAAACCTGATTCCTCTCTAAAGTCTTGCCTGCTTAGAATCTTATCTTCTGTCATTGGCCACCAACCGCCTGCAGGTATTCCTGCACAGTCCATTCATGAGCCTTCACCTTCAAGGGATAGTTCTGATTGACCTTCAGAATTACAAAATTGATAATTTCTGGTTGGATAGGCCGCAGATTGAGAGTCTGTTCAGCAACATAGCTTTCGTTCCATAGATGATGATGTTGAACTATTTTGGCAGCCCAATAGATGCATTCAGCACAGAATGGATCGAATTGGTCTGCTAAAGTATGGCTGCCTGCATGATATGTCAGATCGAAAGACAATTTTGAAATATGGTCCTCAACCTTCTGTCTGGCGGGGGATAGAGGTCTTTTTGGTGCCTGTGTGGTAACTTGTGCCATTAAGCCTCAATTCCCCTTTCTTTCAACATCTCTGGGAGTGGCCATCCATTCTTTCTGCAGACTTCTCTGAGCTTCGTTTCTGAAACCCTTTGAATTCCGCCATCTTTGAGCGTCTTTTCCACCTGGCCTGTGATGGACCGGTCCTCTTCCATCTTTTTGATGTAGAGGCCGAAATAGAGTTCTGTGTCAATTGTAATGACACTATGATTCTTCAGCGGCATTCCTATATAGTAAAATACTATAGGAGTATTATTGTTTATAGTATTGGAAGATTCAACCCTGTAGTAAAATACTATATACAAGCTATTATCTACTAGAATCAAAGACACCTATTTTTATAGTAGAATATAGTAACATACTATACACAGCAAATGCCGAAGAAAGGTTCTGGATGGACAAATTTGACAGTCAGGGTAGAAGTCAAACATCAGCTTGAAGCTATCTACAAGAAGGACGATAAGAGGCCGCCCAATCAGACATTCAATGCCTATATCGATAATTTTTTGATGGATTACATAGATTACAATAAAAAACTAAGGGAGTACGGTGCTTTTCTCGAATTCAATAATGCTTTCGACAACCACATTTTGCTGACTGATAATTTTCTACACAAGCCGGTTGTTGTTACTGTCAAGGCAGAAGCCAAAAAGCTCTGGTGTGAAACACATGATAACGACTGTTGTGTCCATATTGGTTTCTGTTTTGGAATCAAAAAGGTTTATGAAAAATTGATAGATAATGGTTTCAGGCCACCAAAGTAATCATTAATCATACTACATTTTCTTTACCATATCGATAATTATTTTTGTGATACTTGTAGACTCCATCGCCGCTTTTATCTTTAACTTTCTGTGAATTTCGTCAGGAACTATGATAGTCAATTTCTTGGCCATGCTCTCCTTACCTATCCTGTCTGCCTGCATGCGATAGGCTGGGTTCTACTATTAAACTGCTATAAATCTGTAAATACAGATATACAGTGATGCCAGACCGAGAAGAAATTGATTTGAGAGGAATGAAACGTATAGCAATTATCACAGGAAATGAAGCTGAAGCGATTATCAAGGCTCATAGATTTTTCAATTCGCATTGCTGGATTGATAGAAGCACAACTGATTTAGCAATTGTAGAACTCTGGGTTGACAATGAAGAAGACAAGATCTGACAGAAAAAAGAATCTGTAAGCAATCACATCATTACTTATTATTACTTACAAACAAACAAGTACAGTACATTATCTTATTTTATTATTCTATCATCATTATCAAAAATAGGGGGTGTAAACCCGTCTATAGGCAGGGTTTATAGGTCTGAAAGACCGAGTACACCATACTTATGCAAGCATCGGCGACGTGCTACTTGTGTAAGGGTAATGTTTTGATAACCGATCCACA